GCAAACCCAGCATAAGCACTATTAGTATTTGATGCTCCACCAGTGACACTTGCATACCCCGAACTTGTATTACTCTGACCCCCCACAACAGTAGCATGAGTGTTTGTTGATGCTGTGTTGGATTGACCGCCTGAGACGGTGGAATAGTTTGAGGATGCGTTGTTAGATGCACCACCTCCAACAGCCCAATATGAATAACCACTTGAAGTTCCGCTATTCCCCGAACCACCTATAATAGTAGCATAAGATGTATTGTTTGGAATAGTATTATTTTGACCACCTCCAATAAAATTATATGCTCCGCCACTTGTATTATCAATTGTATTTCCTTGACCACCTCCAATAAATGAATAATCTCCAGCTCCAGCATTCCCACCTAAAGTTGAAATTCGATTATTCCTACCACTTAGTATTCCTGCAAAATTAGATTTTGCAACTTGATTTGCAGAACTTCTAATAAGTTGTAAATCTATGGCATTTTCCCCTCTCGCATTCCCCCCCGTTGCAGTTCCATCAGGCACACTTGCAATAATTCCGCCCGTTCCGTTTGGTTTTAATACTATCGAAGTGTTGGCATCTTGAACCTCAACAACGGCAACACTTTGAGTTGTAACGCTTGTATCTTTGCCTATTCCGATTCTACGACTATTTAAAAACAATACACTTGCATTGTCTAAATAATCTTTAACGACTTGGAATGTAGTGCTTATTGCAGATGCAATTTTTAAAAGTCCGTTAGGTGGGCTAAAACTTGGTAAATTTGTCAATTGACTTCCGTCAACCGCTGGCAACTTTGCAGTGCCATCTAACTGAACTAATTTATTAGCAGCGTTAAAGGTGTTGCCTTGAAGTGTGACCGTGTTTGAATTTTTCCAATAGCCCAAAGTGCTATCGTAAATTAAGCCGTCATTATTTTGAACACTTGTAATTTTAACATCATGGATCTCGTTTAACTCATACCCGTTTTGTATATGAATTAAAATCGAGCCTTGTGTAGCGTGAGCCCTTACCACATATCCAATAAATACAGCATGATTCGGCGTATCTGGAATAATTGTAGTCAAACCGCCTGCGATGGTATCAGATAGCCAAAGCAAATCGCCTGATACAAAAGCTGAAGTATTTAAATCGCTTAGCAGTCCATCTGTCGCGATGTCTCCGTTTGCGTTATTTGAAATATTTAAAATAATTAAGCCGATGGTTTTGCTAGACGTCGCCTCTGAATTAGCTTGAGCTAAAACTGCATTCGGTTTGTTTCCTGTGTTCCCATTTAAATATACAACCTGTCCTTTTGCAAGTGTGACACCTGTCGCATTGTGAACCTCAGCTTTCAGCAATGACGCTGCAGTCGTTCCTCCGATTTGATTTCCGCCTGCGGTTACGCCGTCGCCAATAAAAAAGGATTTTGTATCGGTAGTATAAATAATTTCGCCCTCTTCAAAAATTACTGCGAGCCTAGCCGTATCCGTTCCTCTCCTAATTTTTATCGCCATGATTCAAAAATATAATTATTTAAATTTTATTCTGTTACAAATCCGCCCGCATCAATGAAGCTGTTTTTCATGGTGAATGATCCGCCGTCAATTAATACGTTTGAGTTTGGATTGTATGGCTCTATTTTATACGCTACATTTTCAGTCGCAGGATCATAGTTTAATTTCACCGTGTAATCAGTCGATGAGGTGGGCGCTGTTGTAGGCGCTCCAATTCCATCCCTTAGTACTCTAAACGGAATTGCATCGAAAACGTTGTTAACTGATTCTCTGATTTCGTGCGTCTCTTTTAATAACCTCACCAATGCATCGCCTTGGCTGTTGCCGTAGTCCTCAAAATCTTCCTCCCCATTCACATCGATAATGTCAACATCGTAAGCCATGCGAATCCATTCAGCATCCCACTGCTCTAGTAGTGCGTTAAATTTACCACCGTTAAAAATATAAATTGAATCGTCAAAGTATAGCGTTTTATATCTTGTATATGATCCAGCATCAATCCAATTGCCTTGGATTACTCTCACAGCTTTGGCGTGCACGCTCATAAAGTCGCCTGCAGCGGCTGAGTTCATTGGATCATTGCGCCCGCCTACACTATGCCAGTTATCGACTTGAGTGATTCCGACAACGTAAACATTGCCCCTACAATTACTAAACGCCTGTGCACCATTTGAGTAATACTTAACGGTTTTAGATACAATTTTTGAGGCATTGTTATTTGTGATATTTGAAACGATAACTTTCTTTTCTGATTCCTCATCCTGCCAGCACATTATATCCCCCCAATTATTCAACCCTGTTGAAGTGCCAGAGCCAATGGCCATGTTTTGAAGTCCAATAATTTGAAAATCAAAATGTACATTTTCTGAGGTTAACAATGGCGCTGCTAATTCTCTGAAAAAATCCACGGTTATAACAGCCGAGAATTGAGAAGCGTCAATTTTAAAAACTTTACACTCCACAGATTCATAGTTGGGCAAAGCCGACTGAGTGTCCCAAGTTTTAGTATTTGAATTGTACACTCTTATAGTGCTTGAGCCGTCAATCGTGTAGGCTCTATACGCAACGTAAACTCTCGAGGCGGCTGGCTTAATGCCGCTAAAAAATGCAATAGCGAAATTTAGGGTTGCGCGAATTTTTATATTTGAATCTTGGAAGGCATAGAAACTATTCAAGCTAAAAACGCTAGAGCTTGCCGATGCTTTCGGCTTAATGTTTTGCTTTAAATTAACTCTCTTAAATCTCTGCTCGAAGTATCTGATTGCAGGCTGATTCGTATGCGTTGGAAAGCTCTCAAACTTTGGACGCGCTGTCGTTCCGATATTTGTTTTATGCGCAAAGTTCTGAATGGTTGTATTTGTTTTGTTGCCTGCTGTAGAATAAACTCGATAATCGATTGACGTTGTATATACAGCATATGAAATTGGCTGAATTATCCAATATTTTCCAGAGTCTAAAAACAAACGGCCACCAAACACTCCGAGTAATTCCTCAATGATCTCTTCACAATTATAAAATATATCCATACTATCGGCTTGCTTTGGTGCCGTGTACAGATCTAAATCCTTAATCATTGAATCGAGATAGACTTCCCACTTTTTTGTGAACTCGTTAGGCCTTGTTGTGCCCATGTAAGACTGCACAGCATCACGAATGTAGTCATTTGAAAATCCTAAATGATCCCAATATAAATGCAAACCTGTGCGAGATAATGACAATCTAATTAAATCTAATATATTTAATCTATATGATGAATTAAACCAACTGCGATCTATTGTATAATTTTCCAAAAGCGAAAGCGTGTCAACGCTTGCAATCTGAAACTCCACATTTGAGCTCACAGGCTGCCGTGACCATTGCATTTGATCTGGAAGTATTCGACCAACCCAATATAATGCAGTGCCTTTATAAATTACAATTGCATATTTACCCTCATCGTCAACAGCTAAATTCTGGAAATACGTTTCATCGGTTGAATTGTCAACTAAAAAATATGCAGTCGCTCGAGACTTGCGAATAAATTTCTCAAATATAGGATCACCTTCGCCCTGCGCATCAATCGTAAAACCTGCAGAGCCGAGAGTCAATTCCGTTCCGCCCGTTGCTGAACCTGTTGGCCCATCCCACAGCTCTACTCTGTAATCATTACCGACTACGGATGTAAACTCACCATAATAAATTCTAGCCACGTTGCGCGTCCCTTTCGTATCGTTTTAAAACAAGTGATAAATCACGGCCACTAATTCTAGTTTCAGCCACATAGCCGCCAGAGTCTCCGCCACCGCTTATAAGATTTTTTAATTTATCCAATGGCGCAATAACCTCTGGATTTGTTGAGGCTCCGGGATATTCCCCCATGAGTCCCAATGTAGGCCCCGAAACAATACCACCGTTCGCAAATGCTGTCGGGCCTTGCGCTGCCACATTTTTAACGAGCACGCTTGTTGCAACCAACGCCACACCTGCAGCAATAGCTGCAACAGGATTCATTGATTTGAGAGCTACATCGACAGCCAATGCTGCAACACCGTATGCAATTGCAGCCTTACCGTATGCCTCAATAAAACTCGCAATTGAATCCAATACAATTTTAAAAGCTGAATCCATAAAACTAGCTCCCGAAATAATAGACTCTCCAATAGATTCTCCAATAGATTGAAAGCCACTAATCGCAATAGATTGCAAACTGCTATTTATTGAGTCTGCAAATTTCTTTGTTGAATCTGTCATGGCTTGACCGCCATTGTTTAACAAAGTTTGAAGGGCTAATATTTGAGCTTCAAGCTCTGCAGTGTTTTTAGATCCGCCATCTTTTAACGCTTGCAAAGTATTCCTTGCGCCTGCTAATCTTATTTGTAATAATCTATTTTGATATTCCTGCTCTGAAATTATTCCCTTATCTCTGTTTAGTGTTTCGGTATTTTCTAAATTTTGATAATAGTTTTTAATTTCGTCAAGCTCTTTTTTATTGGATTCTTTAACAAAATTTTGTTTTTCGTCTGCGATTTTTTGAAGAGCTTCGTTTGCTTTCTTTCTATCTTCAATTTCTTTCTGGCCTATTTCATTTATTTTAGTATTGTATTCGCTTTCATTTGCAACGCCTTGCGCTCTCAATGATGCAATTCTATTGTTTAAATCAGTTGCGCTTTGTTCCTCTTTGGCTTTCAATCCTTCCTGCTGAATCAAAAATACTTCTTGAATATTTAAAAGCGATTGCTTTGCCTCAAATTCAATCGACGCCCTTTCTCTATCGGTTTTAGCCAGTTCTAACGCTGCAGATTTCTTTGCGTTTATTTCATCAATTGTAAGCTGATAGGTTGAATTTAAAATGTCCTCTTGATTTTTTAAGGCTGATTTCTTTGCATTCTCAGCGGACTTTTCGGCTTTGGAATTTGCGCCCTTTGTAGACTTGTCAACATCCTTAGAACTTACAACCTTTGATTCTGCTTTATTATAGTCCTCAATTGCTGCTTGTTGACGTTTAATAACGTCCGTAAGTTCTTGCTCTGCTTTCGCTGTAGATTTTGAGTTGTTGGCTCTGGCTCTTGTTAGAGCTTCCTGCGCTTGTGTTATTCCTGTATTTTGCGCAAGCGCTGAATTTAATTTGTCAAGCGCTGCAGTTTCAACAGCCAATCCAACAGCTTTTGTTTTAGAAACCTTTGCTGCAACGTCTGCTATCTCTGTGCTGAATGTTTCAGCGATGGCCTTCTTTTTTAAGGCTTCAATATAATCATTTACTCGAGTGTTTAAAATTGTTAAAGTGTCGGCATTTTTTAAATTCAAATCACTTGTGGCGACTCCGAGCTCATTTATTTTTGTCATTGCGCTCACTCGCTCTCGTTCACTTTTTGAAGTGTCTGAAACTATTTTTGTATATGCCTGCAACGTAGCCGCCTGCTCAGCCGCTTTGGATGTATTTTTTGTTAACTCGTCGTTGTATTTTCTTTGCGCTTCCTCAGTCTTTTTTATTTTCTCATTTGCCTCAGACATTTTTGAAATGAATAAACCTAAACCAACAACCGCCAACCCTATCCCTGTGGTTGCCAGTGCAACCTTAAACGCATTCATTGCCGAAGCTGTTGCGTATGCTTGAACAGCAAGCGCCCTTTGTGCTAAAACATTAAAGCCTGTAATTGCTGCGCTCTCCTGTTGCAATACATTTTGTATCGCTTGAAGCCCATTAAGCACAGCAATGGCTCCCTGTACTTTTGCCATTGTTTTTTGAAGATCCTCATTCTCAGAACCAAACAAAGCAGCAGCCCCCTCAGCAACTCCAAACGCTCCAGCGACTCCCTGTGTTGCTGAAATAACAGCGTCAATTCGACGGGTGTCGGATGCAAAATAATCTATTTGAGCCGATACGTCCCCGACTGAATCTTTAATACTACCCGCTGACCGAATTATTTTGTCGGCCATGTCTTGAAACTCAGGGCCTAGCGCTTGAACCTTAAGAGCTAAATTCTGTAATTGAGTTACAGCTCGTTTGGTATTGGCTGAACTTGCAATCTTCTCAAAATCTTTCTCAATGGCTTTTGCTGTAGCTTCTAGTTTACTATTTATTTGATCACCACTTGCGCCCGTTATTTTGACAGCATCTTGAAAACCTTTTTTGAGTTTCTCAATGTCTGCCCCAATAACTATGTTTATTTGTTTGTCTGCCATTATCTATTAAAATTAATAATATAATCTTGCGCAACGTGATAGATACCCTCTTCGCCTGCGCTGTCGTCACTCAATAAAACTTCGTTATCGAATTTCACTTGATGAACATAAACTCCGTTAAATGTGCCCGGGCTGATTTGCATAGCTGTTCTAGTTTTATCTGCAATGTCTAAACATGAGGCGAGCGTCAATCCAAAAATGGAAATCTGCACCCTTGCAAAATCGCTTTTTGAATATCCGCTTTGCGTATTATTCGGAACGATTGAAACTTGGAAGTAAGATATTGCAGGGAACGTTATTGCTTGAGGAAGTCTCAAAGGACTTATGCGACCACTTACAGCCGTATTTAATGCGCTGTTAGATGTTAGTATATTATACGTCGCGGTCAATGATTTCATAGCCGCAATTTATCGTATATGTGTTTATTTTTCGTTACAAAATCTACAACGTCAACAGGACTAGTTTTCTCCCAACTGAACTGAGATAATTTTTTCGGATCTATTGGCACGCCTTTTTTACCGTGAGGGCTTAAAATTAATGCAGCAAGCCACCTCGTCCGCTCCATCTCTGAGCGATAAACTTGCATCTCTTTATTGCGCATACCATCCAGTCTGCACTTAAAATAATATGGGGTTATATTCTCCCACTCACTCGGAGTGATAGACATCTCTCCAAATGCTATGCGATGAATGTCAACCCATCGCAAGGGCTTGCTATTTGATTCCTCAGAGCCTTTTAATCTTGGCTCTTCACTTGAAAAAAATCGGCCACCGCCTTGTTGAATAATTCAACAGCAGGAGCCAACTGCTCAAATGATTCTATAGCGTCTCCTAAATCCTCGGAAGTTTTAAAAGGAAACTCAACGCCATTCTTTTTGCAGCCTGCTTTCATTCCGTGAAATGCGCAGTCTCTGCTAAATTTTAAAGTCTTAATCAATCCCGTATTGTCACCAAATCCAGAAAAATCTTGCATTCCAGAGTCAATCATAACGCTCTCAATGGCGATCATGTTGAAAAACATAGGGTATTTTTTACCGTTTATTTCTAATTCCATGATGCAAATATAATAAAAAAAGGGGACGCAAGCCCCCTAATTTACGGAATATGAAAACACGAAATCTACTTTTATTAAACTGTTCCAACGGTCAACGTGCCACTGCCTTGCAATGAGCAGCTAAAAGTCGACACGTCGTTTACAGGAGCACTCCATGCAAAGTTAGTCAATAAAGCTGAACCAGACAACTTCATGTCGCCTGTTACATTTGAAGTCATAACAACTTGAATCAAAGCACCTGCCACTAGATCAGTGATAATATCTTTTGCAGAATGGCCAGATGCAACAGAGCCGTCCTCTTCAAAGATACCTTCAAAGCTCATTGTCCATGAGTTTAAACCGACTAGAAATTCTTTGTAATTTCCGCCGTCTTTATTTGTCGCGTCAATAGTGTCTTTTGTCATTTCGAAATCAGCACTCGTGCCGTTCGCAATTTTTGTTAATACGCCGCTTACATCTTTATATAAGCTTACAAGCGTGCCGTTTACTAGTCCTGTGGTAGCCATTTGTATATTATTTTATTTTTGTTTATAAGTATCTACTGCAAGTTTAAAGACTTTTTTCACGACATTGGTTACAATTTGTGATTGATATTTATCATATGCAGGCCTAATAAATGGAGCTGCTGTTATGTATCCTCTGTATTGACCGTCTTTTGTATATCTTGGAGCTGTGCCATATTCGAAAGTATGTGAAAGTTGACCTTTGAAAGGCCCATAATAACGAGGGCCAATGAGCACCGTTGTTGGATATTTTTCCTCTTTACGCTCAATAAACCAAAAAGACTCCCTTATGTCCTCTGTTGGTGCGTTTGCTCTTGCGTCAATTATTATGCCCATTGATTCCTTTCTGATAATTTGTTTTATTTTATCGTAAGAAAGCTCCTTTCCTACATTTTCAAGAAGTTTCATCATGTCATAAATATCACCTGTTTTTTTATAGGATGTATTTCCCGAGATATTTCTTGGCCTTTTCATTGCGTCAATTGCGTCATCAATTTTATATACATATCCCTCTCAATCATTTTAAGAGATATTATATTGTAATTTTGTCCATTAAATACAATGCGATCATTTACTCCCACAGCAGTATATCGAATTGTAAAATTCACAACTTGTTTATTTTCTCGAGTGTCTGCATACACTCCCTCTGTGCCACCATCGGCAGGCTCATAGGTTGACCATGCGTCAGAGAGTTTAGTCCATGTTTTTAAACGCTCGCCTGTAGTTGAGTTGACACTAGTTGTATAGCGCCAAATTTCAATCGGGGTATCAAATCTTCCTGCATTCATTATCCGAATACTGAAATTTTAAATTTGTCTAACAAATGATTCGCACCAAATGGAAGCTCGCTTGAAGTAGTTCCGACGATTATATTTTGACGGTTGTCATAATATTGCGCGATCATTAACATGCAAGCGATTTTTATTGTTTCGGGGAAGTCTGCAGGAGAGAATCCCTCAGTAACTTCAACAATATATTTTGTATTGTCATCTGTGAGCGTTGGTGGTAAATTGTTAATAAATATATTTATACCAAAATCCGAGAGCATATCTGGAGAGTCAATCCAGTCCGCTGCAGAAAACTCAGTAAGCGCGTTGTTTTGATTCACATAATATAAATGTTCAATGTCAATAACTCTGGATGCAACTCTTAAATAATTTCCAATAGTCAACGGCGCTCCATTCAATGGATTCATTAAAGCAGGCTGACCTACAAGCGAATCAAATCCATAGCGCACAATTGCCTCTGGAATACTGAACCCAACATAAAAAGAGGCCGCCTCAATAGATGCAGTGATTAGAGTCGAAATATACGAATCGTCTGAAGAATGGGTGACTCTTAAATGAGCTTTCGCTTCCGCCACAGATATGTAGTCGGTGTATGCGTTATTCAATGAAACTATTCTGCGGCCTGTTATCATGTTAGTCGAATTCGGGATTAATTGGTTTTTTCTTTTTTACTTCCTTAACTTCCTCACAATAGCCCTCTTGAATTAAAATGTCGGCTTGTTTGCTTTCAAGTTCTGCAACGTCCCCAATTGCATAGCATAAATTCAATGCTATTGGATATTTAATAAAAATAACTTTTTTCATAGTTGGCAAATGTGGGCGAGAATTAACCGCCCACACTTCACACGAAATACGTCGTGCCGTTTATTTTTATGCTACGATGTCCTTACATACGCTGAACGCTTTCGGCTGTAACAAGTTTACATCCATATAAGCATTCAACACCATGTTAGTTAAGCCTGCAGTTGCTCCAGAATATGGATCTACAGTCAACTCCATACCACCCCAAGAAGCTACAGCTAATTTGCTGAAATCTCCGAAGATCATTGCAGACAATGTTGAGCTTGTACCTTTTGACAAGTTGCTTGGAACGTTGGTTGTAGTTGCTAACGGATAGCCGTTCAACTCACCTGCGCCACTTTGTAAAATGAAGTTACCTTCAACGCCACTAGCTTGACGACCTGTAACTTGCAAAGCAGCTTTAACCAATGGGTTGGTTAAATAAGCCTGCCCCATAGCGTTGTTATTTTCAACAGCTTTCATTGCGTTTACAACGTCAGCCCAAACAATTGCAGCTCCGTTTGCGTTGGTGCTGTTTGAACTTGCGCCACCTGCATATATTACGTTTACATTGCTGTTCCCAATAATACCTGTTGGCTCGTTAGATCCACCGCCTTTAATAGCAGCTTTCTCTAATTCAATAGCCATTGCATTGATCAAATATTGACGCACATAAGCATCAATTGAATTTGATGACTGACGCAATAATTGATTAGACACTTGAATGTATGCAGCCAATCTCTTTGGTGAAAAACTGATTTTTGAAAATGCAGGAGATTTCTCAGTCGCAGTTCCGTTTTCAGTATTCCATCCAGCAGCAGGCTGAGTGCTTGCAGTTGGAAGATCTAAGTTTCCTGTCAAGTTATCAAAACGAGTGATTCCTAAACCATTCAAAACGGTTGCAGGCAATAACACGTCAATGATTCCGCCAACATTGGTCTGGATGTTTACACCACCCTCAGAACCCGAAGTTCCGCCTGTAGCTGACATGTCACGTTTGAAAACGTCAGACGGTAATAATACAGAGTGAGCGCTTACGCTTACGCCTGCACGTTGGAACTCGTCAGCAGCTTCTTTGTGCATTTCAAATTCAACACCATCTCTGCGGCCAGTTGTAGCTTGTTCAATCGCTCTTTTAAAAGAGTATTGAGCAGCCATTTTAGAGCGCTCAGTTTTTTCGCTAGTTGAAGCTGCGCCATATACTGGAGCGCTTGCAACTTTCTCAGATGCTCTCATTTGTAATTTCTCAAGAGTTTCAGTCTCAGACGCAATAACGTCTAAACGAGCGTCGATTTCAGAGAAACGATTTTTTTCAGTCTCAGACATTGAACGCGCTTCAACGTTAATGCTGTTTTGAAGGTTGTTCAATTCTTCGATTAAACGTCCTTTTTCTTCTTTCAAAGCTTTGATTTTCATTTATATTTTGTTTTTAGTATTTCAATTTGGTCAGATTCATTCTGTTTTTTTGGTTTGGTATTTTCAAAACTGCGAGCCTCTGCCTCAGTGTCAACGTATGCAGGATATGTCACAGGGCTCACGTCGTAAAGTTCGTCAATTTCTTTAATTATATGCAGCGATAAATCGCCGTATTTTTCAGATTTCTCCCATGATCTATCTTTTACCGTGAAGGCAAATGAACTTTGAGTTATATCGCCCCTCATTATACTGCGAGCAACTTGCATGTGCAATGGATTTTCATAATCTGGAACCCAAGTGTACTCTAAATTCCCGTCTGCGTTTACATATACATTGCAAGTGTTTGCTTTTGTACGCCCAAGGATGCACTCGCTTTCATGGTTAAATAAACAGCGGATGTCATAATCTTTTTTTAACGCGTTGTCGAATGCGCCTCTGAGAATTTTTTCCTCAAAGTATTTTAGATCTGTTGTAACGTCCACAACAGCAGCGATGCCGCCAAATTGCTTTGGCATATTTTCGCCCTCTGCTCTGTAGTTTACACTCCCTAATACTCTAAATGTTTTCATGCCTGTGTATTATTATTGTTTCCGTCGGGATTATTATTTGAATATGCGCTACTCATAAGCTGCTCAATCTTTGCATTCATGTAAGCCTCGAATTGGTCCGCAGGAATCAAATTCGCCTCAACATAGTATTTCTCACCACCATCGAAACCGTTGGCGTCCTCGAATGCTCTCGCCTCGTTTGGGCTTAACCATCCGCCTCGAATACCTTTATTATAAAAGTCAGCTCTATCGTTTGCGCTGGCTCTCAATAATGAATTGAAATTGAATTTAAAATAAAAAAATGTTTTATCAGTCTCAGTTAATAACTTTCTGCGAAGTTCCTGCTCGATGTTTATGCAATAACTCATTAAAGTTCTTGAATAAAAGTCTTGATATTCCTGCTCAACACTTGATTTAATTCCGTCCTTCGCCCCTATCATTGAAGCGGGAACGCCAAAGATTCGAGCGATTTCCTCAGCCGAGAATTGACGAGCTTGAATATATTGAGCCTCCTCTGGAGTCATGGAAAGTTTTTCCATTTCAACTCCATGAGGCAATACTGTACTGCGTTGGTTTCCTTCAATTACATCATCCAAAGATTTGCGCAATGGTCCCGCCTGCGCTTGATCAATTTTTGATTGTGATTTTAAAATGAATTTTAATGTTCCATTTTTGTAAACCGCTGCGCTCGACTTAATAGCTGCGAGATCAATTCCCAAAGTTTCAGCATGCATCTGAATCGGTGACTTACCCACTAAAACGCTGTCAGTTGAAAGCCCTTTAAAATGAAGCATATCACTTGCTGGAATAATCGAAGGAAAGCCAGGAGCGTTCACTCTATAGAATAACTCTCCATCCATTAAATAAGCAGAAACCGAATCGCTTACAATTGGATGAATTGATGTCGCAATAAATCTCTCGTCCCTATTAATCAGAGCGTAAGCGTTACCTTTTAAAACTAATTGAGAAGTCATGAAATTCATGAAGTCAAATTTCGTTTGGTATGGATTAGGCTCGTTCAAAACATAGTTAGAATAATGAGCTACAACTTGGCGCTTGTTTGTGCCATCGTCAAAATATAATTTAAACGATAAGCTAGAGATGGCGTCTGAAATTACTCTCACGCAAGCGTGAACGCTCGCAATGCTCATCGCACTATTTGCGTTTACAGCCACCCCGCTAGTCGTTTGAGTTCCGAATAAGGAAGTCAACGATTGCATAAGCCAATCAGTCGGAGCCGATAAGCTTGAGCGCTGTTGTGTTTTTGGTTTAAATATGCTTAAGAATGAAGCCATGGTACAATATTAAATTACAGATTTATTTATTTTGTTACAATTTAGGATGAGTTCTCATGTATCTAGAAAGCGTCGCACGAAATACCACATAGCTACTATATTTATTTTGACCGTATTTTTCACGGTACACGCTTTCGCAATATTCATACGCATCGCCGTAAGTTTTAAAATTCGGCAATTCGTTATAATAAATTTTTATAAAGTCTTCATGACTATATATTTGTAAACCATAGTTCTGCATCCTGTACGTTTTTAGATTGTTCTTGCATATATGTTCCCAAGGCCATGACTATAGACACAGGCCCATCGACTTTATCGCCAGACTTGGCTTTGTCAATTTTAATATTAGCAGCTGGATCCTGCCTCAATAATATATTGCTCATCATCCATCTAGTTACAGGGTTGCTATCATGCTGTAGCTCCGCAATGTTAACAAGTCGCTCGAGTTCCTTTGTCGGCGCCGACATTGAAACAAAACCCTGCCCGAATGGATACATTGTCATTCCTTCATTGCCTAATTCAATTACTAACTGCGTAGCATTAAATCTGTCGAAGGCAATATCTTTAATATCGAATTGATCAGATAATTCTAAAATCTTTGATTTGATAAATGAATAGTCAGTCACGTTTCCATCTGTCAAATGAATCCATCCCTCTTGCGCCCATGTGCGAATTGAAACGCCTATCTGATCATTTCGTCTTTGCGCTGCGGCATCTGGAAGCCAATACCAAGTTTTAACTTTGTAGCCGTCCGATGGCCAGATTAAACTAAACGCGCAAAAGTCACCTGTCGACGCTAAATCTAACCCGCCATAACACTCCCCCACAGGATCGACATCGTTTGCACATGCAATCCATTTCTCGTCACTGATCCAAGTTGTGGCAGTGTCTGTCCAAACGTTTAAAAGTTTTGTTTTAAACTCAACCTGCTTATGTGGTAACTCGCGGGCCTCGTTCAATCCTTCCTCAAGTTGGCGAGGGTTTACACTTACGCCCCAATTCGGATTGGCTTTCTGCCAATTGGCTGAGTCCGTCCAATCGTCATTGTCATCCAAACTATAGATCACAGAAAACAAAGCGTCATCGTTTACGCCTTTATTTAAAACCTTAACGCAATAGTCTCTATGTTTATAACAGGCCGACTCACGATTGAATCCCGCTGTTGTAATTGTAAATAGCAAAGGTTGAGATCTGGCTCCCATTGAATTACGAATTACGTTATATAACTCATCATTGCTATGCGCGTGATATTCATCAATACAGCAAAAGTGCGTATTCAATCCATCCTGTTTGCCGGGATTCCATTCGAGAGGCCTATAAACGGACGTGCCAAAATTTATCCTCCTGTTGTTAACAGAGTTATAAACATTCACATCGTCTCGCAGCCAATCCAACTGCTTGCACACTCGAGCGCCTTCCGAAAATACCATCATTGCCTGATCTAGTTTTGTTGCTGCAGAATAAACCTGCGCCCCTTCCTCACCATCTGCGATTAGGCCGTATAACATTATCGCATTGGAAAACGTAGACTTGCCATTTTTACGAGGGACCTCGACATAAGCCCTCGTAAATCTTCGAGTGCCATCCAATTTTAAAAATCCGAAAATATTAGCAATTATAAAATGCTGCCAAGGTTCTAGCAAAAATTTCTTGTTTGCGTATAAACCGACGGAATGCTCTAATTCCTCGATGAACTGCACAGCGTGCAAATATAAATCATTTTCAAATTTTATATCCTTTCGCTTTAAATCTGCTTTAAATCTTTTACAC